GCCTTTAATGGTTTCTTTGATAAATTGAAAGAAGCTAAAACTGCTACTATTGTAATTTCTTAGTGTATAATAAAGCACCACAACATTAAGGGTATCATAATGGCGAAATATAAATCAGTTCTAGTAATATCTGATATGCACATCCCATATCATCACCCAGACGCATTAGCCTTTTTAACAGCACTTAAAAGACAATTCAAGTTTGACCATATAGTAAACATTGGTGACGAATTAGATCAGCATGCTATTTCTATGCACGAACATAATCCAGACTTATACTCTGCTGGACATGAGCTAGAAGAAGCTAAAAAGCACGTTAAAGCATTAGAAAAGATATTCCCACAAATGATCTTGGTTCATAGTAACCATAGCTCATTAGTTTATCGTAGAGCATTAAAGTATGGTATGCCTAAAGCCTACCTAAAGCATTACAATGAGTTTCTAGGTGTTGGCAGAGGATGGCAGTGGGTAGATGACCACACCATAACCCTAAGCGACAACTCTAGGTGTTTTTTTACTCATGGTATGTCAGCAGACGTTTTAAAAGTAGCTCAACAATATGGTATGAGTACGGTGCAAGGCCATTATCATACTAAATTCAGTATTAATTATTATTCTAACCCAGACGCACTTATTTGGGGTATGCAAGTAGGATGCCTTATTCATCAAAAATCTATGGCATTTGATTATGCTAAAAACTTCAAAAGTAGGTTTATTGTAGGATGTGGCGTTATCATTAACGGACAACCTAAACTTATGCCTATGGTATTAAATACATCTGGCCGGTGGATAGGTCAATTAGTTTAGGGCAATTATGGCTGCAACAGCACAAAAAATATGCGATCACCTTGTAGGTAAAACTGTTGTGTCTGCCGAACTAGATTATGGAGATAATATAATCATACTTGAGATTTCTGATGGATCGTATATAGAGATTTCAGGGGAAGAACTAAGCATCTATGCCGAGCTTCAGCATGATGATAGTACATTTCACTAACTAATACAAGAAAAGGGCTTAAACAGCCCTTTATGTGCGTTTTAGGTATCGTTAAGCCTACATCAGAGGATGTATAAGTTTAGTATTTTTAGGCTTTCTACTAAACATGTAATAATTACCAAATCTGGATACCTACTCATCATCAAATCGTTGTAATTGTACTGCTGTTTCTTTAGGAACTCCTTCAACTACATACATATCAACTGCATTATCTAAAGCAATTTTATCTTTACGAACTCTATCAATTATTAATTGACAGTATCCTTGAATATCTAACCATGAATCAAGATAATCAGGATCGCCATTGACAATTCTGCCTACTTTTGTAGCAATCATTTCTAACGCTTCTTTTTGATCTGCTTTTAACATACGGTAAGAATTACCATTATGAATAAGCGTCTTAAAATCTTGCGATATTTTAGATCTATTTAAAAAGTCACCATATTGTTCTTGTCTTTCGTTAAGAATATCATCTATATCCATATTATCCCCTAATAAACATTACGCTAATTAATTGACACAATCCATACATCAACCATCCAATACCGCCAATAATTAAAAGCCAAATAAGCCAATCAACTACTTTTTCTAAAAAGTCCATTACGTTCTCCAAAAGGTGTTGCTACAGGCAGCTTAATTTGACCTGTTCTGTATAAATAATCTAATCTATAGCGTGTTACGCCACAATCTTGAATAATAGCTTTTAAGTTTGATGTAGGATTAGCTCTTATATATTCTCTTACCCTTACAGCTTGTTGTTCTTCTCTAGCTACTGAATAAGATGATCCCATTATAAACCACCATGAGCTTCTGCAAGTTTTTTACTATCATACTTAGATAAACCTTTGTATTCTTCTACATTGCCAGCTACTAATTCTGTAATTTTTATGTGATGAGTTGTATGTTTAAGATCATTCAAATATGACAAAGAGTTTGGATGAAACGACCACAAATAAGATTTTTTAAGTTCACCTGTTTTAACATCATATTCTTCATACAAATAACCTAATATAGCTTTATTCATTAGTAGAATGTCATCCTTCCTATTTTTGTTTTTTTGTATTTACCAAACCATTTAGTTTTTGTCGGCATAGAGTCATCATGAAAATAAATAGCATCTGCAATTGGATTTGTATATTTATGAAAAATAATCGTATCAATAACCAAAAGTTTAGTTTGTAAATACGTTTTTTCATCAACTGGCTCGTGAGTAGAGTCTGAAACCCCAACAAACTGCCCATCAGCATAAACGACACTGCATACATTATAACCCCAGCGACCAGAATTAAGCCTATTCCTAATAACATTAATAATAGCAATACGTTCATTTTTTGTTGATCCTTCGTGGTAAGCTGCGCTTGCGTAACATACTACATCCATTTCTAAAGACTGTATATCCATTATATATTTTTCATTATTTTACTGTTACATAAAAATTAGTAAAAGCGTATAATTCACATATAAATTTAAAGAAAGGAGAATAGATCATGTGGACTAAACCTACTGCTACAGAAATGCGTTTTGGCTTTGAAATAACCATGTATGTAATGAATAAATAATTATAAATGATGGAGATGCTTCTAAAAAGGAATATCTCCATTATCTTCAACATCTGTACCCTTAGCAAATTCTTGTGTTCTTGGAATAACTTGCTTACCAAGATTAAACTTTAAATCACCTTTTTCTGGCCTATCAGTAATATTAATATAATAAGCTGTATTAGGTTGTATATCTTCAGGCGTAATCATAGTGCCTTGATAATCTGCCATCCAATCTTCAGTTTTTCTTGTGTTAGGTCTTAAATACGCAGTGCCTGGTTTTGGTATAAATCCTTCAGCCATTATAGCTCCTTAAGTTTTAAAATTTGTTGTTCAACTTCTGCAAGAAACGCAGATACTTCAGATTCCAATTGTCGTATATAATCGTTATCTCTGTCAAGTCTTTTTACAAATAATTGTAAATGATCTGGAAAGTTTGGATTATAGCTTATAAAATCCACAAAATCATATCCAGCACAAGCCATTTGCCAAAACATTTGTGGAAGATATTTTGTAGGTATAGATTGTGTCATTAACGTATTAGTATGCGTAGTTTCTATGGGACATTTTATCTCAATGCCACCATTAACGCTATGTAATGCGCCATCAGGACTTGCGCCACTCATAGCAATTGTAGGATGATCTATAAAACTTACTTCATCTACTTCACCATGTTTTAATGTATATAACGTTCTAGCTATTTCTTCACGATCTATTCCATCTTGCATAGCTTGATTAATAAATATGCTGTCACCTTTCTTACCTGTTAAGCGTTCTGATACAAGTTGAATAAGATAGTTATAACGACTTGTAGATACGCCTGTTTTAGTTTTGGCTATCACATCCGATATTCTGGATGCGGTAACTTTGCCTAATCTAGTTTGAAACCACTCATCTGATCTTTGTTCCATATTATGATCCTTTTAAAGCAGATACAAATTCTTTGCATTGATCTTTTTCATATTTAGATAAATTGGCATAATAAACTCTAGCTGCATCTATGCCTTTATCTGCATATATTGATTTAAGTGTTTCTAATGCTTCTTTATTGTTTTGTTGATGAATAGCATTAACAACTTCATTAGCTGAAGCAAACTCAGTACCACCAATACCAAGACTAGCCAAACAACGGCCAATAGCACTAGTCTCACAATTTTCAAGATAAGAAGTACCATTAATTTGACTTGCTTTACGAAACTCTTGAGCATGTCCTGTAGCAAATACATGATTTTCTCCATTATCTTTGTGTTCACCAGCATAAGCTTTAATAATACATTGGTCATCATCAATCTTTACAATTTCAGTAGTAAGAAAGTATGTAGGAAATTTATCTCTAAATTCTGCAACTCTAAGAGCTACTGTTTTATATTCTTTACCTTTGATATTTACGATTCCGTTACTCATTCACATTCTCCTTTACATTTACCGCAGCAGATTCTAGCATCTCCAGTTCTTGCATCACTTGTTGGTAAAACATCAGTTGATCCATATTTAGCATCCATCCTATCGTTATGTTCTTTTAAGTCTTGGTTAATTAATTGTAATTCTTTTAGTATTTCTGATATAGGCTTTAACATATAATTCTCCATGCAAAGTATGCTACAAACACAATCATAAAGCAAACAATATATTTAGTCATCATGTTTCTCCTGTTGATCTAGTTTATGTTGCGCTTCTTCTTCCATTTGTTCAAGACGATCCATTTCGTCTAAATAAGCATCAGGATCTAAATGTCTTTCCATTATATTGCTCCTGACAATTTACCAATTACATATAGGCATAATGCCACATAACACCAAAACGCTATTGCTGTTACTATCATTGTCTTTATACTCATGTAATTCTCCTAAGGGTTAAATGTTGCAATACCCATATTAATGGCATTTTGAACCATGTCAAGCATTATTTAATAAATAATAGAAATAAAATAGTTTGCATATAGAATTTAACTATGCTAATGTTTTTTACATGGATTATCTGAGATTTATTATATTAGATGAATTTGATGGCAAACCGCTTAGAGCCTTTAGTAATATGGCATCTGCTAAATGGTTTCTTGAGAATAGGCCTAATTGTAAGTTGCAGGTTATTCCTAAAGCAAAGTCTGTGCCAATGACAGATTTATACGAAGAATGTTTATTTTAAGGAGTTTACATGAAATACAAAGTTAAGAATTGGGATAAATTCCAACATTACAAACCAAAGACTTATGCAGATGAAACTAAGAAAATGCCCTGGTTCAAACTATACGGAATTGACTTGTTAGAAGATTTTGAATTTAATGCAATGACTCACGATCAACAAGCTATTTTAATCAAATTATGGTGTTTAGCTAGTCAATATGATGGTTATTTACCTGAAGATCAGGCTATTGCTTATCGGTTAAGATACCCTATAGAATTTATAAATTCTGTAATAAAATCATTGAGTAAGTGGATAATAGAGTGTGACTATACAAAGTCTATACTAGATAGAGATAAAGATATAGATAGAGATAAAGATATATA